TTAATTAAAATTGCAGATGATGGTTCAAGTCCTGCTACATTAGGACACACTACTTCGTGTTCAATTTCATTTACTAATGATATGGCAGATGCAACTACAAAAGATTCTGCAGGTTTTTCTGAAGTAATTGCAGGATTAAGATCAGCAGAGATTTCTTTTGATGGTCTTGTGGACTACACAGATGGTTCAAGTGGTGGTGCTGAAATTGCGCACAAACTTTTAACAAGACAAAAATGTGATTTTTCGTTCGGAACTGCTGCCACGGGAGATACTGTTTACACAGGAGAGGGTTTTATTTCTTCGTGTGAGATAAGTGGTACGATGGAAGAAGCAGTTACTTATTCAGGAACGATAGTAGTTACAGGTGCAATCACAGAATCAGTAAACTAACACTTGATTTATAATGTGTAATTGTTATATTTGTTATTGTAAACTATTTTAAATGACAAAGCAAAGAGGTTATTACACTCTTAAATTAGGGGGAAAAAATCGCACACTTCATTTTAGCATGAACTTTTGGGCAACCTTTACAGATATGCTCGATATTTCCCTTGATGAAATTGGAGGTGTATTTGAAAAAGGTGCTTCACTTAAAACAATCATCACGATTGTATATGCAGGTATTTTAACTTACGATCAAGAAAATAAAAACGAAATTGATTATGATAATTTTGATGTTGGAAATTGGCTTGAAGATGCTACTTCTGAAGATATAGAGAAGATCATTAAAGCTATGACTGAATCAAGAATATTAGGTAATGATTTAAATGCAGGTATAGAAAGAAACCCTGATTCAAAAAAAAAATAAACGATAAAACTTCTTGGGAAGATATAATTGATTTCTATATTGGATATTGTGGAATCAACCCTAATGAGTTTTGGACTAACACTTTCAAAGAAAATAAACTTATTTCTGAATCTTATGTTATAAGAATTAATGCAGAGTGGGAACAAATTAGGTTTTTAGCTGCTATGGTTCATAATGTAAATTGCTCAAAGAAATCTCAAATGATAAAGCCACACGAATTATTTGAGTTGCCACAAGATAAAATAAAACGAAATCAAGCAAAAACATCAAAGGAAGATTTTGAAAAGTATATGGAACTCGTGAATAGTAAGTTGAATAAAAAATAGTTATTTTTGTACTATGGCAGACCAAAATTATAAATTACGATTTGACTTTATTGCAAACAACACAAAATTCAATAGTGCTATTGGTGTTTCAGAGGGTAAGTTAAAAAGATTTAGTTCTCAAATGACCAAAACTGGTCGTATGCTAAGTACAAGATTATCACTTCCATTAGCTGCAGTTGGAACTTTAGCAATAAAACAAGCTGCCAATTTTGAAAAATTACAAACGACTTTAAATACTTTAACAGGATCTGCCGAGGAGGGTGCAAAAGCATTTGAAAGATTAGTACAATTTAGTGCAAAAACTCCTTTTCAACTTGGTGATTTAGTGCAAGTTAATAATACCCTTATGGGATTTGGATTAACTGCAAATCAAGCATTTAATAGCTTATCTATGCTTGGTGATATTGCAGGAATTGTTGGTGGTGATTTACAAAGTATAAGTATTGCATTTGGTCAAGCTGCTGCCGAGGGTAGAGTAATGACACGAGATTTAAGACAATTCATAAATAATGGTGTGCCTATATTAGACATTTTAGCGACATCTATGGGTGTTGCAAGAGGTGAGATAATGGATATGGCTTCAGAGGGTAAGATAACCTTTGACATATTAAATAAAGCCTTTCAAGATGCTACAAGTGAGGGTGGTAAGTTTGAGGGTGGTATGCAAGTTTTAAGTCAAACACTTAATGGTTTATTTTCAACCTTAAAAGATAATGTAAATATTGCACTTGCTGAACTTGGTCAAGAAATTGCTGATGCTTTAAATCTTCAAGAGGGTATTCCAAAACTAACTCAATCTATTGGTAGTTTAGTTGATGGTTTTAAAAATTTAGATGATAAGACACAAAGATTAATAATTGTTTTAGGAGGTGTTGGAGGTTTATTTCCTTTAATAGCAGTTTTTGTTGGAACAACTTTACCATTATTTTTAGCAGGTGTTTCAGCTATGGCTTCTCCAGTAATTATTTTAACTGGGTTAATTGTTGGACTTACTGTAGCTTTAGAAAAATTAACTGATATTGATTTTACAAAGTTTTTTGGTCCTGGTGGTGCATTAGGTTTTGCAAAGTTTATAGGTCAAAGACAAGTTAATGAATTAATGGCAGGTGGTCGAGGTGCTGATGTACCATCTGGATTTATCGGTCCACTTGGTCCTGAACAAGATAGATTGCCTTTCTCATTAGTACAAGCACCTGGTACATTTGAAATTATTAAAGAAAAAGCAAATGACTTAAATGAAGTTTTAAGAGAAACTGTTGTTACAGTAAATGAAATTACTACAAGAGGATTTGTTCCTATGGTAAAAATATCTGCAAAAGTTCTTACAGAATTACCAAAAAAACTTGAACCAATCATAACTCAATTTGATTATTTTGCAATGCAATTAATACCTCAAATAGGTCAAGCAATTGTGCAAGGGTTTAATGCAATAGCACAAGGTGAAAATCCTTTAAAGAGAATTGGCACTATATTAAAAGGTTTAGTCGCAAGATTACTTGCTGCTGCTGCTGCAGCTATGTTACTTGGTGCATTTTTAGGAGGTGCAGGTGGTGGTTCAAGATTACTAAAAAATTTAGGTGGTATAAAAGGTTTATTTACTTCATTCTCTGGAATAGAATTAGCAAGAGGGGGTATCATATCAGGACCAACAACTGCTCTTATTGGAGAATATCCTGGTGCAAGATCAAACCCAGAAGTAGTTGCACCTTTAAGTAAATTAAAAACAATGATTGGTGGTGGTGCTACACAAGGCGAGTTTGTATTAAGAGGTCAAGATTTAGTAGTGGCACTTCAAAGAGCTGAAAGAAATAGAAATAGATTTAAATAATGGCTTACGGTGTAAAATATGAACTTGATTTTTCAGACATCAAGGGAAATAAAAGAAGTGTAGAAATTCTTAAAAAAGATTATACAGGTGAAATATTTTCTATTGTAGGTACTGACAGTCCTGTGATTATTAAATACACTAATGATGATGACTTCTATAATCCAATAATCGGTTCATCTTGTGTCTTAAATATCAAAACTACTGATACAATTACTTATGATGAATTTACAAACTTTGATGAAAGAGAATATAAGGTTAGGGTAAACATAGGTGTAGATGATCCACAAGCAGATATTAATTCACCCCTTTGGGAACTTGCTGATACAAATTGGGAAGCAACAGATTTTAACTGGGCAGCTTCAACTGTGTTTCAAGTTTATTGGGAGGGGTTTTTAGTTTCAGATACTTTCAGAGAAGCTATACAATCAAAACCCTTTGATATAACATTAAGGGCAATAGATAATTTAGGTTCATTAGAAGCATATTTAGTTCCTGATGGTAATATAAACACTAATGCTGATGGAACTATTAAAACTGCTGCAGGTGAACAAGATAATATAGATACTGCATTTTATTATTTACACAAAATATTAGAACAAACTGGATTAGAGTTTGATATATATATTCAAAATAATATTAGAAGAACATTTGATGGTTTGATTGTTAGTCAAAACAGAAACCTTTTTCAAGATATAAGAATTAATGAGTTTTCATTAATGGACAATTTTGCAAAGAAAAATGCAAAAGAAGTATTAGAGGAAATATTAAGAATTACAAATTCAAGAGTTTATCAAGCTAATGCTTCTTGGTATGTTGTTTCAAATAGTAATTATTATGATGTAGCTATTGCAGGTCAATTAGGCGATTTTGACCAAAATCAACTTGCTGAAGTGCCAAGTGTTTCTACTAATGCAGTTACAAATAAAACAACAACAAGTGGAACACTTAATGGAACAATAGTTTCAGATAAAGGTTTACAAATTATTGAAAGAGGATTTTATTATGGTACAAGTCCAATTTATATACAAAATGAAAAAGAAGCATCAACAGATACATCAAGTAATTTTACTTTAAATATATCTAATTTAATTGAGGGTGAAACTTATTATATTCAAGCCTATGCAAAGAACAATATATTTTTAGAGGGGCTTGGAAATGTAGTACAATATATTCCTGGTGAAAGTGATGATGATGATGAAACTCCTATTAGACCTGTTGTGCAAATGCAAAATATAAATCCTTACACAGTTGAAAATGATAAGATGTTATTTACAGGTCAATTCTCAAATGTAGGTCAAAGTAATGTTATTGAATATGGTTTTTATTTTGGAACTGATGCTAATAATTTTAACAACAATACTCAATATCCTATAGCAACAGGTGTAAATATTTCTGTTGCGACTGCATTTGCAGGTGATACATCAGCAGCACCTTTTAATTTAACACTTGCTTCAGGACAACCATTTTACATAAATGCTTATGCTAAAAATTCACAAGGTGAGGGTGTAAGTGCAACTACACTACAATATACATGGAATGCTTGGCAACTTCGTAAACAATCTGATAACTCAACACAAAGTGTGCCTTATACATCAGATTCAAGAGGTGATAATGTTTATTTATCTACTTCTTCAAGTTCATCTGATTGTTATACTATAATGGTTGGTCAATATTTAACAAGCTTAAGTGGACTTCCAACTATTGCAGGTGCTTGTGATGATGATACTACAGAACCTACACCATCAGTTGAAGAAACTTGTAAAGAAGTAACATTATATAGAAGTAGTACTGCTTTTAGTTTATGTTGTGAAGATCCAACATCAAGAACTGCTTACATAAATGGTGAATCATTTACAAGTAGCGATACAACAAAAGTATTTAATAATGATGCTTGTTCTGAAACATCACCAAATTCACCACTTCCTGCTCAATATTTATCTGAAAATTTAGCACAATATAGATATTGGAATGGAACTGTATTAGGAAATGTAATTAATTGTCAAGACAATTCAGGTGTTGATGTGTGTGATCCTGATGTTTTAAATCCAAGTGGTTGGCTTGTTCAAAAAGATAATTCATTAGACAGAGTAAAGGTTGCATATAATTCAACTTATGGTATAGATCAAAGAGTAATAATTGATAGTGATTCTGAAAATTGTTATACAATTATTGAATCCTTTAGAGATGGTACAACAATAACAACACCAGAAATTAGTTCTACTTGTAATACTCAACCACCAACTCCAACTCAACAATGTCCAACAATGACATTCTTTGCAAGATACTTATTATGTGGTGGAGATGAAATAAAAATTATGGGTAACAATGTAGATAATTTCCCTAATGTTATTAAAAAAGTAAGCACAAATGAATGTTGGAGTTTTATTGATAGAACAAGTGTACCAACAATTGATGATGAATTTAATTTAGGTTGTTTCCCAACAAATAAGTTTACAGTTAAAAATGGAATAGTAAAAGGTTTTCCAAGTTGTGATGATTGTTTAGGTGTATCTACAACTACACAAGTTGCAACAACAACAACTTCTACAACACAGGCAATTTTTTATAGACAATATATCGAGATACAATCAAATTGTAGTGATGCTGACCAAATTTTAGAAGTATCAAATACTGTTAATAGTTTTCCAAATGTTATTACAGATGGTCTTACTTGTTTTAGAAATCAAAATGCAGGTGGTCAAGGTCAAGATGGTGATGTAGATAATTATATTGGATTTAATAGTGGTACACTATCAACTGATTGTGCTTCTTGTAATCAATATATTTCAACTACAACAACACAAACACCAACAACCACACAAGCACCTTGTAAAGCGATTTCAGCATCAGTTACAACAATAGCATTAAATGCTTGTTGTGGTGCAAAATCAACGACTATATATATAAATGCAAACAATATTTTACTTGCAAGTGTTATATATACAGATGCAGCTTGTACTACTGTTCTTCCTGCAGGTAATTTTATTAACACAGGTGGTCAATTATATTTTTGGACTGGTAATACACTTGTCGAACAAGATTGTCCACAGTGTCCATAATGAGATATATTTGCGCACAACCTGCATCAATTTATTATTCTTGGCAAGTAGATACAATGATTCATAGTTTTATAAACAATGGTATAAAACAAGAGCAAATAGATATTGTTTTTGCTGATAAACCAGAATATGAAAATTGTTGTTTTTATTTATTATCTAAATATCCAAAGGTTAATTTTTATTTTTATCCAGATTTAAGAAAAACAATAAAATATATTTCAAGCATAAGACCTCATATTCTTAAAAAACATTTTTATAGATATGCTGATTTATATAAAGGAACATTTTTATATCATGATTGCGATATAGTACTTACAAAACCTTTAGAACTTGATGGTTATGTATGTGGTTGTAATCCAACTTGTTATTTAAGCAATACAATTAGCTATATTGGTCATAATTATATAAAATCTAAAGGTGAAGATGTTTTAAATTTAATGTGTAAAGTTGCAAATATTGATAAAGATATAGTAAAACAAAATCAAGATAATTCTGGTGGGTGTCAATATCTTCTGAAAAATATAGATTATAAATTTTGGGAGGAGGTTGAAATAGATTGCGAAAACTTATTTACAGAAGTTGTAAAATTAAATGTTAAGAAAAAAGCTAAAGACAAAAATTATCACGAGATACAAATTTGGTGTGCTGATATGTGGGCAGTGCTTTGGAATCTTTGGAAAAGAAATAGAGAAACAAAAATAATTGATGAGTTAAATTTTACTTGGGCAACACACGAAAGAGAGCAGTGGGGTAAATATGCAATATTTCATAATGCAGGAGTAAACAATGATAAAAATGCAGCTTTTTATAAAGCAAAGTATTTATCCAAAAAACCTCCAAAAAATTTAAAAATAAATCCAAGATTAGCTTCATACGAATATTATGAGTTAGTAAAACAAATATTGTAAATTTGTAATATGGGAATTATTAGAGCAGAGCAAACAAGATTACTACAAGAAAATGGTACTGAAATAATTGAATTTTTTGTTTATGATAAAAATGGTGATCCAAAATCACCACTTAATGAAACAAAAGATGTTTTAAAACAAATACCAAGTGTTTTAAGTCCAATAAATCAAGATTTAGAACTTGAATATTTACCACCAGTAAGAGATGTAATAAAAAAAACAAAAACAAATGCACTTCAACTTTTAAATAAAAATCCAAATTTTAGATACCAAAATTTCAATTGGAACATTACTTCATCTTTAGGTTCTGTTCAAATACCAAGTCAAATTTTAGCAGGTGTAAATCCAATTTCAGGTATTTATTGTTTATATCAACCATCTATTCCTTTAACAGATAGTAAAACAACTCATTTAGTAAAAAACATTTTATCAGATACACCAATTGTAAGTGGTCGTGATATTCAGATAAGTTGGAACTATTATATCTTTACAGGTATTGGTGCAACTAATGTAAAACAATTTATAAGCATTGGTCTTGATTCTACAAATAATGGAAGTATTAATAAGATGTATAATTTTGAAACTAATAAATTTGAAACTGGAACTTTTACAAATGATGAGTATTTTCAAAAAATAGATTACACAAATTTAGATCAATGGAGTAAATATACAACAACAATACAAGCTAATTTAACTTCTACAGAAACAAGTCCTCATATAGAAGTAAAGTTGTTTCAAGTATCAGGATCTGAAGTACCATTTGGAAAAGTGTTTTTTGATGGTTTATCTATATCACAAAAAATATCTTCTACAACTAAAACTCACACAAGGAGGAGGGGTAATTTATTTAGAAATATTGGTGGCGAAATAACTCTTGATGAAAATGAAAATGTAACTGGCGAATATATTCAAAAACAAACTTTCTTATCTAACGAAATCGATAAAAATAGCATTAATTATTTTCCAAACGAATTTAGTAGAAAAGATAGACCTTTAAGTTTCTATTCTACAAACACCCTTGATAAAAATGTATTACAAGAAATTATTAATGATTATAGAAGTCCTTTAAAAAGATATGAGGGAACATTTTACAAAGATGATTCTGATGTAGTTCCTGTTTATTTTTATCACAAGCTATGGGTTAATTTTGGCACAACTGTACTTCAAGAACCAGTTAGTGCTATTATTGATGAAATGGAGTTTGATGTTAAGCAAAATCAATATAGAATTGTTATGCACTTACCTAATCAAGATGATGATCAAGTTGCATTTGATTTATATAAATTTGAATAAAAATTTTTTTATAATGAAAAAATATTTAACTTTACACCAATGATTCTAAAGAACATTTTACAAGGTTGGGGAAATTGGGCATTAAGTCAATTTAAATTGGTTAATCCTGAAATCGTACAAATGTCAAAGATGAGATTGCTTATATGTGATATTTGCGAAATCAGATCTGGTCATATTTGTAACCCCAAAAAACAGGGTGTAAATGTTAAAACTAAAGAAATAAAAAACGGTTGTGGGTGTGCAATACCACCTAAAACACTTTCCCCTGATTCCAAGTGTCCTTTAGACAAATGGTAAAATAAATATATGACTATAGAACAATCATTTATCAATGATTTCGAGATTGAGTTCATTGATGATTTAAGGCGATTAAGCCTTTTAAAGAAAGATGTTGCCGAAAAGTTAGAAATAACTATGCCAACACTTAATTCAAAGATTCAAAACCCTGAAACTTTTACAGTCAAGGATTTGAAGAATTTGAAAGAATTAGAATTTAAGTTAGAAACTTTAAATATATAATAATGAATAAAGAGAAAACTACGACAACTTCAAAAAAGGCAGTTGCCAAAAAGATGGATTTTCCTAATTGGAGTATTAATCTAAAAATCTTTAGGATTCAAAATGAGATAGAAGCAATTATCAAAGATGCTAACAATCCTTATTTTAAATCTAATTATGCCGACATTAATGCAATGTTAGAGCAATTACAACCCTTACTTAATAAATATAAAGTATGTATTGAACAACCAATTAATGATAGTAAAGTTTTTACTATTCTTACTTGTGTTGAAACAGGTCAATCTAAATCTTCAAGTTTAGAATTGCAACTTGTGTCTGATCCACAAAAACTTGGAAGTGCTATAACTTATTATAGAAGATACACTTTGCAAGGTTTACTTGGAATTAGAACTAAAGATGATGATGCAAATACTGCATCTGGGAAAACTATAAGTGAAATGAGAGATATTAAAATTAACGAAATATAATATTATGGCAGAATTTGTAAGAAAAGATGGTACTGGGCAACTTAACAAGAATGACTTCAAAAAAACTGAAAATCACCCTGATTATAGAGGTGATGCAGTTATTGATGGCAAACAAAAAGAATTAAGTGCTTGGGTAAAAACCAATGTTAAAGGTGAAAAATATTTATCAATAAGTATTCAAGATCCATACGATAAAGATAAAGTCAAAACTGAATCGATTCCTGTGAGAGCAGAGCAAGATAAATTATTAGATACTGTAAACACAAAGCAAGGTAACAACGAAGAAGATGACTTACCATTTTAACTTTAAGGGGGTTTTTACCCCCTTTTTTAATATCTAAATTATGATAGAACATATTTTATACAATGATGTAATAAAGCAATTAACTAAGACAATTGAAAAATTAGAAAAAGAAAATAAAGATTTAAAAGATGAAAATAGAAAACTTAAAAATAGCAAATGATTCTATTGAGGAGTATCATTCAAAGAAATCAATATCAGCAAGTAGCTTAAAATACATAGCACAAACATCTGTGTTTCACTATATTAATAAGAAACCTATCGAGCAAACTAAATATATGATTAGGGGTAATGCAGTACACACAATTTGTTACGAGGGTGTTGAAGAATTTAAAAAACAATATTTTGTTTTACCGAAACTTGATCTTCGTAAAAAAGATGACAAAGAACTTAAGGCAAAACTTTTTGAAAAAAATGTAGGTAAAATAGCTTTAGATGAAGAAGAAGATACAATTATAAGAGGTATTTATAAGAACTTTAATAGTAGTGAAAAAGTAAAAAAATGGATAAAGGGTAAAGTTGAGGTTTCTCATTATGGAACTTATCAAGGTATTGATGTAAGAGTTAGACCTGATTGTTTAGGTGAAGATTGGATTAGCGACATTAAAACTTGTCAAGATGCTTCACCTGAAAAATTTAATAGAGAAATAGAAAATCGTAAGTATCACCTACAAGCATATTTTTATTGCTTAATGTTAGGTATTGATCCATCAAGATTTCGTTTTATAGCTTGTGAAACTAATCACCCATTTGCAGTTGAGGTTTATAAGTTAGATCATGTTTTTATTGAAAATGCACAAGCAGATTTCGAAAGAGCATTTACTTTTTGGAAACTATATAAAGAAAAAGGTATTATTACTGGGTATCAATCGCAAGATTTTGACGAAGATGGTACGATAATTTTAAAAGGTTGGAAAAAAAGAAAATGAAAGATTTAAGATTAGTAAGAAAAATAGTTAATAATTACTTTGAAATCAATATAAATAATAAATCAAGAAAAAGAGATTTTGTTGATGCAAGAAGATTTTATTACCATTTATCAAGAGAATTTGTGCAAAATGCTACACTTGAAAAAATAGGTTCACTTGTGAATCGAGATCATGCTTCTGTAAATTTTGGTATTAAAACATTGAACTCTTTTTTAGAATATGATAAAAACACTCAAAATAATTATTTAACTTTAAAACAAATATGTTTAAGTAAATTAGATGAGTTGGCAAATCCATACGAAAAATATTTAAGCAAAGAAGATAAACTTCAACATAGTGTTATGGAATATTTAAGTTTTCAGCACCCAGATATTTATGCAATACATTGTGCTAATGAGGGTAAAAGAAGTCCTTTTGAAAGATTTAAGTTTAAATATTTAGGTGGCAAAGCAGGTGTTCCAGATATACTAATATTTAGATCAAATGGAGTTAAAAATGGTCTTGCCATAGAATTAAAAGTAGGCTATAATAAACCTACTGACAATCAGAAAGAAGCATTAGAAAGATTAAGAAAAGAAAATTGGGAGTGTCATTGGACAAATGACTATGATAAAACTATTGAAATTATAGACAAATATTTATCATTAAATGACACCACCGACACAACAGTTTAAAATGGTATATTGGTCAGAATCTAAGCAAAGGATTCGTTATACTGAAATACATAATTTCGAAGATCACGAAAACTATGAGTATGTTGGTTCACTTACAAGGGTAGAATTCGATTTACTAATAGAAGCACTTTTTATGAAGTTTCAAGATGAAGAAATTTGTTTTGAAGATGTTCAACTTATGTATGATAGGTTGCGAAAATTTTGCAACGAACTAAAGAATATCACGGACAACCTATAAAGATAAATGAAAAAAAGTTATTATGCGATAATACCTGCTTATGTAAGGTATGATAAAACACTTACCCCTAATGCTAAATTATTATATGGCGAGATTACTGCCTTATGTAATGAAAAAGGATATTGTTTCGCCACTAATAAATATTTTTCAGATTTGTATAGTGTGTCAAATACTTCAATTTCCAAGTGGATTTCTCAATTAAAAGATAGTGGATATATCAAAATTAAAATGCTTTATAAAGAAAATTCTAAAGAAATAGAATCAAGGCAGATGTATTTAACAAATTTTCAAGAGGTATTGAAGAAATCTTCAAGGGGTATTGAAGAAAAGTTAAAGGATAATAATATTATTATAAATAATAATAATACAGAAGAATATAAAAAGAAAGATTTTCCAGAGATGGTTATTAAATCATTTGAACCTATTTGTAATTTATTTCCCCCACAAACAAGACCAAAAACAAGAAATGAAATTAACTCTTGGCTTGATTGTATAGATAAGTTAGATAGGTTAGATGGATACAGTCCAAGAAAGGTTTATTACATAACTTCCAAAGTTCGATCAGATGAATTTTGGAGAGATAACTTTTTGTCAATCTTAAAACTTCGTAAGAAAAATAAAGATGGGATAAAATATATAAATCTATTTGAAGCCAAATTTGGAAAACAATTAAAACAAATGAATTTATGAATAAAACACTTGTAAAAGAATTAAAAGTAAAAGCTGAATCGACTGCTGAAAAGTTTTCTATTAGTAAGAGAGAGGGAAACTTCAACAATGAAATATTTAAGGTACTTGAAATAATTCCAATGTCTGATCATACTGCAACTGTTATAATGAAAAAAAATACTGGTAAAAAAGCTGCATTCTTTTTTTATTATCTCAATCGTGGAATGTCAAAGGGTTGGCATTATTTTGTACCAACTGATTCTCATATTTTAGGTATGCAATCATTTAATTTTTATAAATTAGAAATCGAAAGGAATAATTATAAAGAAAACTTTAATGAAAGATAAATTTTTAAACTTCGGAATTGACATTGGTTTTAAAACTGGTGAGTTTCACACGACTTGTCCAAAATGTTCACACAAAAGAAAAAAGAAAACTGAAAAATGTTTATCTATAAATGAACCTAAAGGATTATTTAATTGTCATCATTGTAGTTGGAGTGGTAATGTAAATCTTCAACAAAAAAGAGAGTATGTAAGACCACTTGAAGTAAAAGCTGAACTATCTGATAAAACTCTAAAATGGTTTGCTAAAAGAGGTATTTCTGAAACTACAATCGTTAATTGGAAGATTACTGAAACCAAAGAGTATTTTCCACAAGTAAATAAAGAAAGAATAGCCATCAACTTTAATTATTATCGTGAGGGTGATCTAATCAATGTAAAATATCGTGATGGTCAAAAAAACTTTAAACTATTTAAAGATGCCGAACTTATATTCTATGGTCTTGATAACATTAAAACAATGGACACGATTTATGTTGTCGAAGGTGAAATAGATGCACTCTCACTTCACGAAGCAGGACTTTATAGTGTTTGTTCAGTTCCTAATGGTGCATCAAAAGGATCGCAACGATTAGAGTACTTGGATAATTGTTGGGAATACTTTGTTGATAAAAAAGAAATTGTTCTTTGCACAGATAATGATCAAGCAGGGTTATCTTTGAGAAACGAACTTGCAAGAAGATTTGGACAAGGTAGATGTAAATATGTAGAGTTTGGAGATTACAAAGATGCAAACGATATATTAGTAAGCAAAGGTGCAAGTGAACTTCGAGAGGTAATAAGTAAAGCAAAAAACTTTCCGATTGAGGGTGTGTTAAATATTAACGATATTTGGGATAGTGTAATAAACTACAACGAAAATGGAATCAAAAATTATAGTGTGCGACTTGGCGACAGTAACCGATATTATAACATTAGCTTCGGAGAATGGACTGTTATCACAGGGATTCCAAATTCGGGCAAGTCAGATGTCTGCGACCAAATTTGCATTAATCTTGCGTTATCCGAGAATTTTCGAGTAGCAATGTTTTCTCCAGAGAGTTTTCCTTACGAAGCCCATATTAAAAGATTAGCTAATAAGATAAACGAAAAAGAGTGTACTATAGAAGATCTAAATAAAACCAAAGATTTTATAGAAGAACATTTTTACTTTGTTAAAATTGACTTTGACAATCTTACACTCAAAGGCATATTAGATGCTTTTAAGCAGCTTGTGTTTCAAAAAGGGGTTAATATATGTGTGATTGATCCATACAATATGTTAGATCATTCGGCACAAAGAGATTTTACTTATGTTGGTAAATTGCTTTCAGAGATTACCCAGTTCTGCCAACAAACCAACACTCATTTGTTTTTAGTAGCACACCCAAGAAAAATGGAAAGTGTTGATGGAAAATATAGAGTACCTAATCCTTATGATATTTCTGAATCAAGCCACTTCTTTAACAAAGCATTTTCTTGTATTACTGTTTATCGTAATCTTGGACAAAGAACTATCTATGGAAGTGATAGTGTTCAGGTGTATGTTCAAAAAGTAAAGAGAAAAGAAAATGGACAACAAGGCGATTTTATGATAGCACCTGATTTTAAAAATGGAGGTGTATATAAAGCAGTTGATAAAGACAAACAAAGATTTGAGGTAATAAGAGATAATATTCCTTTTTAGTAACTTTGTTAAATGTTTGATATTGATATAGCAGTTATGAGGGGTTTTGGTGTAGGTTTTAACTACACTAATGAAGATATTGAGGGTGTTAAAACTATTGCTGATGATCTTCGACATACTATCCAAATAATCTTTTTCTTCGTAATAATTAACATAAATTACTATACTCCAGTAGAATAATATTAAAATTTTTCTCGTTGATTATCAATTAGTTAGGAATTATTTACATAAAATATTTTTTTATATGTAAAATATTCTTTATATTTGAGTATTATTAAAAACAACAATAACTAAAAAATAAAGAAAATGGAAAATAAAATTAAATTAAAATTATACATATATAGAGATCAAAATAAAAGTAGCTATTTTTTTAGGCTTGGTAACTTTGGAGATGATTATTATATTAAAACTTGCAAAGTACATTCAAGCGACTACCAATGGTTTATTAATATGTTAAAAAATGACTATGGTTTGATTTTTCCTAAAAACTTTAAAAATAATTGGAACTGTGATTATGATAAAGAATTTAATCAAACAGTAATTGTTTATAAAGATCTTACAACAGAAACAAAGGAAAATATTACACCTTATAGTAGCTTTGTATAAAATCAATCATTGTTTTAAAATTAAGGGGGTGAAAATCACCCCCATTTAACTTAAAAGTAATAAAGATGAGTATCAAAAATATATATAGAGAAATTAGTAAAATTAAAAATAACGAACCTTTAGATGTTAATACATTTGAGGAACTAACATTCAAAACTGGAATGTTAGGAGAAAAAAGATCTAAATATACTTTTAATAATGGACTAACATTATCCGTAGTGGGTGGTGATGGTTTCTATGGAGATGGTATAGAAGATTTTGAAATCGCAATATTAGATAGCTTTGATGAACTTATGTCATTGAATATATTTTCTGATGAATATGGTAATGTTTCAGGTTGGCAAACCAAAGAAGATATTACTAAATGGATTCAAAGAATAAAACAATATAGTGTCGATTAAAACCACTTTCCGACATAAACTGTGAAAGATAATAGGAAGTTATGAAACCTGGTTTTAACCCTACTTGAAAAAGTGGGGTTTTTTTATGTATTTTTGTAATGTGAAAACAAACAAAAAAGAACATACTAAAAAAGCACTTCTAAATGCACTTGAGAAGTCATTAGGAGTTGTTACAAAGGCTTGTAAGATTGCAAAGGTAGGTAGGACTACTTTCTACCAATATCTCAAAGAAGATAAAGAGTTTGCAAAGCAAGTAAAAGATATTGAGAACATAGCACTTGATTTTGCTGAATCACAACTTCACAAACAAATAAGTGAGGGCAATACAACTGCAACAATATTCCTTTTAAAGACAAAAGGTAAATCTCGTGGTTATGTTGAGAGAAGCGAGATAGTACACGACAATAATGTTAAATCTACAATTATAGAATGGACACCACCAACAAAGTTGAGCAAAAATGCAATAGACAATTCTACGACCTTATTAGATCAAACAAAAGATTCAAAGTCCATCAAGGAGGAACAAGAAGTGGAAAAACAGTAGCAGTTTGTCAATACCTGGTGTATTTGATAACAAGTACAAAGAAACCATTGACAATATCTATTGTTCGTAAAACCTTACCTGCACTTAAAGGATCTGTGCTTCGTGATATAATGAATATTCTCCAGGAAACTGGTATTTACTATTTAGGAGTGCATAACAAAGCTGAAAACACTTTTAAGTATAACAATCACTTAATTGAGTTTCTTTCAGTAGATGAACCACAAAAGATTCGTGGTCGTAAAAGAAATATAGCTTTCTTAAATGAGGGCAACGAATTAAACATAGAAGATTTTCGCCAAATCAATATGAGAACTACTGATATGGTAATTGTTGATTTTAACCCATCAGATCCTGTGCATTGGATTTATAGCGATCTAATACCAAGAGATGATTGCGACACTTGGATAACAACATACAGAGATAATAACTTTTTATCAACAGAACTTGTCAATGAAATAGAAAGAATGAAAGAGAGAGATCCAGATTACTGGAGAGTATATGGTGAGGGATTACAAGCAATCTTTAGTGCAAGACAAGTATTTAATAACTGGGAGTTTATTGACTATAAAGATTTCCCAGAGTTTGATTTAGATGTAGAAGGTGTTATTGGTATCGATTATGGGTATTCTAACGATCCTACTGCAGTTGTATTAACATTTAGACAAAACGATAAACTTTACATTCACGAACTTTTATTTCGTAAGGGAATGACTAATTCTGATATTGTGGATTTTCTTAAATCTAATGGTTATGGACAAGTAATATGTTATGCTGATTCTGCTGAACCAAAATCTATAGAGGAGATGAGAAGATTAGGAATGTTTATAAAACCTGCAGTAAAAGGTCAAGGAAGTATAAATGCAGGAATATCACTTCTAAAAGAATATGATGTAATTGTAAGTAAAGAATCACAGAACATTTTACGAGAATATCACAATTATTATTGGGAAGAACTTAAAGATGGAACGATAATAAATAAGCCACAAGACAAAGAAAATCATACTATGGATTCCATTCGTTATGCAGTTTATTCGAGGTTCGGAAAGAGAGAAAACTTTTTTGTAATTTAATTGCTATTTTTGTAAGATAAAAGAGATCTAATGGCATCAATATTATCAAGATTTAGAAACTTGATTTCTAAAAATTTTCAGCAAACAAGTCAAGAGTTTAATAGAGCAATCTATAATTATTTAGGAAACACAATTATTTGGAATCCTGAAAACGATAACACTTACATAGAAAAAGGTTATCAATACAATACAACAGTATATTCTATAGTAAACCTAATTGCTAAAACTGCAGCAACGATTCCACTTCAAGTTTATGAGATTAAAAACGAGAATGAACTTAAAAGATATAAGTCAATGACAAGTGGTATTGCAAATGGTGCAGCACTACATAAAGCAGAGATATTAAGAAAGCATTCATTAGAAGAAGTTACAGATACTGAATTACACGAATTATTGTCAAGACCTAATCCTGCACAATCTTATAATTCTTGGATTCAAGAGATAATAGCATTTGGTAAACTTACTGGTAATCGTTATATCTATGGATTAAAACCTGACACAGGTGCTAATCAAGGTAAGTTTCAAGAACTTTATGTTTTACCAAGTCAAAAAGTAGAAATTAATAGTGGAGGAATTTTTGAACCAGTCAAATCATATTCATTAGAGTACAATGGTTATTATAAAATGGCAGCAGAAGATATTTGCCATATTAAAGATTTTAACCCTTACTATGATGGAACTGGTTCACACCTGTACGGAATGTCGCCTTTAAAAGCAGGTTTAAGATCTTTAGATACAAATAACGAAGCAGTAACGACAGGTGCAAAATATTTACAAAACCAAACTGCAAGAGGTGTTTTAATGAGTGATGAGGGTGATTTAAATGAAGTTCAAGCACAACAATTAAAAGAGAAGTTTAGACAAAATTATTCTGGAAGTAAAAATGCAGGTGATATTGTTATTACACCAAAGAAACTTTCTTGGATTAATTTTGGTATGAGTGCAAGTGATTTATCTCTTATTGAACAGTACAATGCAAGTATTAAAGATTTATGTAATATCTATTCAGTACCTGCAGTTCTTTTAAACAATACTGAATCTTCTACTTACAACAATGTTATAGAAGCGAAAAAGAGTTTATATCAAAATGCAATTATACCAGAGTTAAATAAGATCAAAGATGAATTAAACAGATGGTTAGTTCCTGCTTATGGTGAGAAACTTTACATTGACTTTGATTACACAAGTATTTCTGAAATGCAAGAGGAAATGGATAAAGTAGTAAATCAAATGAGTAGTGCTTGGTGGCTTACACCTAATGAGAAAAGACAAGCTATGAGTTATGGTGTTGAAGTTGATAACGAAAAACTTAATGATTACTATATACCAATGAATCTTGTGCCACTTGGTGAAGAAGCTATTGAAGAAGATTTTAAAAGTGTAAAAGTTGATTACAATGAACTTCTTGATTCGAAAAGGCAAGTTCGTAGAGATGTTTATACTACTGCATCAGAAGCAAGAGAAAGAGCAGAAGCTATAGGTTGTTCTGGTATTCATTCTCACGATTCTGATGGACAAACTATATATATGCCTTGTTCATCACACGAAGATTATATTGATATTGTAGGATCAGATGTAAAGTATCACAATGATGATGAAGAACACGATAAAGAGTATATTGATAAACCTGTAAAACCAGGAAGTGCAGTAGAAACAGGATTAAGAAACAAAGTAAAAGAACACAACGAAAAAGTAGGTAATGATAAAACAAAGAGAACAACTTATAGAACCTTACAAACAGTATTCAATCGTGGTGTAGGTGCATATCGTACAAATCCACAAAGTGTAAGACCAAGTGTAAGAAGTGAGGATCAATGGGCTTATGCAAGAGTAAACTCTTTTCTTTATGTTTTAAGAAACGGAAAATTTAGATCTGGTAAACACGATACTGATTTACTTCCAAGTGGACACCCAATGTCAAGTAAGAAATCCATTAGCAAAGCTGAAAGCTATAAAGATTATCCACAAGGTGCGACTAATAATGCAAAAAGAATGTTAGAGTGGAGAGAGAAATATGGTCGTGATGTAGTTAAAGGTGGTACAGAGGTTGGTTGGAAAAGAGCAAATCAACTTGCTAATAGAGAACCATTATCACTTGATACTGTTAAGAGAGTTCATAGCTTTTTATCAAGACACGAAGATAATGCGAAAATTGCCGAAGAATATAGAAACGAACCTTACAAAGACAAAGGTTATGTAGCTTATAATCTTTGGGGTGGTAAAGCAATGGTTTCTTGGGCAAAAAGAATCTCTGAAAATGCTGACTAAAAAATTCAAAAGAAATTATCATAAAGATTGGTTAAAGCAATTAGATAGTAGCGAATCAAAACAAGATCGTAAATGGTTTAATTACTTTAAAAAAGAAAATGATAGCATTATTGATGAATTTCTTGCATTAAACAAACAAATACCTGACTTACAATTTAAATTTAAAGAATCAGATTTAAGAAATCTTTATGTTGAGTTATATCAAGAAATTGGTAATAAGTTTGCAAAATGGTATGCAAGTAATTTTGATAAGTATATCGCAAAAAACATTAGTGTTGAATATAACGATATATGGAATGAGAAGTTTGCATATATAGGAGGTCAAGTAGCAGGTGAAAGAGTTGTAAGTATTGCAGGTAATAGAAGAAAAGAATTTGTTAAAACATTAAAAAGATATATGGCAGATCCTGACTTTCAATCTATGAATGAAGCAAGAGCAGGAAGAATATTAAGAAAAAAGTTTGATGAACTTACTGTTTCAAATGCAAAAAGAATAGTTAGAACAGAATCTGTTAATGCTGCTAACTATGCAACTAATCAAAGTGCAGTAGATATATTTGGTAAAGAAAATTTAAAAAAAGAATGGATTGCTACTTTAGATAACAGAGTAAGAATAGATCATATTGAAGCAAATGGACAAGTTGTTAATATGGAAGAAAACTTTTTGGTAGGTGGTGAGGAATTAGCATATCCAGGAGATAGTAGGGGATCTGCTGCAAATGTAATTAATTGTAGATGTACTAATGCACCTTTTCCAAAAGAAGAAGTTATTGAAGAAAGTATTCCAGAGAGAATTGAACCAATGCCAGTTAGGGTTCCTGGACAAAGAATTATTCAAGAAGAAAGACCTAAATTTTATCCAAGTCAAATAGATGAATTAAAAGAATTAGGTTTTCAATTAGGTGATGATGATGGATATTTAAGAAATTTTGTTAAACCAGTAAATTTTAAAATAGTAAAAAATTCAACAAAAAACTATTATAGACCATCAGAAAACACAATTTATCTTGGTGTAAAAAATACGTTAGATAATTGGTGGACAAAGGGTAATGGTAAAGGTGTACTTGTTCACGAAATCGGTCATTCAATACATACTACAAGGAAATTGTCATACAATGTCGGTGTAAATAATCATTATGCACACCCAAAATTTGCAGAAAAAATGAAAGATTGGCGAGATAGGTTATTAGTTAATAAACGATTCAATGTTGATAAAATGTCTGATATGTTTGAAAAACTTGATACAAAAGGTCTTTTAAAAATAAATAATAGTGCATTAGCAAACAATCTAAATAGAGGTGAGGGGGTTTTTACACCTTTAGATAATGCCAGAAAATTATTTCCAAATATACCTGAAAGCAAAGTTACTTTTGACTGGGTTACTACTAATGATTTTTTTGGTGCTATAAATAATATGAAATACTTTGGTTTTGGTCATAGTAAAAGATACTATATAAAAAAGAAATCAAATAGTTTTGCAGAAGTTTTTGCGAATGTTTATGAGTGGAAATATAATGGAAATGTAATTATGGAAAAATACTTTCCACAACTATATAAAGAAGCATTAGATCTATTAGATGAATTATTAGAATCAGGAGAATTTACACCAATAAAATTATAATTATGGAAGATTTTGACAAATTAATAAAATTACAAGATGAATATTTAAAACTTCACCCTAATTCTGAAGTACCTGATATTAGTTTTCCTGGTGGCGATATTGGTAAACTAATTGAAATGTTAGAAAATGCTAATGGTAGAAAAATAGAGGTAATTGAAGATAGTGGTGCTTTTGATCTTGTAGAATATAAGTATATAGAAAATTAATATCTTTGTAAAATGGAAAATATAATATATAAGTCAAGCCCAATCGGTGAATTAATTGATGCCGATGAAAAATCAGGAATCGTAAAAGGATATGGTTCAGTATTTAATAATGTAGATAGCGATGGTGATATAATCACACCAGGTGCTTATACAAAAACTATAATGGAAAATGGTAAGCGAGTAAAATACTTATACCAACACAATATGGAACAACCTATTGGTAAAATGCAAAATCTTTATGAAGATGACAAAGGTCTTGTATTTGAAGCAGTAGTTCCAAAAACACAACTTGGTAAAGATGTTTTAGAACTCATGAAAGCAGGTGTAATTACTGAAAATAGTGTAGGAATTTTACCACTTCAAAAAGAATCTGGTATGGGTGAGAATTATAATAGAAAACTTACTGAAGTAAAGTTGTATGAGATTTCAGCAGTAACACTTGCTGCAAATGATGAAGCAATGATATTAGATGTAAAAGGGAATATAGATAAGGAAAAAGTATTGAAAAGATTTGATAAACTTGTGAAGTTAATTCGCAAGGGTAACATATCTGACAATTTAGGTTATGCTATTGAAGCAGAACTTATAAAGCTAAAATCAATTTTTAACGATAGTGCCACTTTGCCGACTGAAATTGAAGTCACAGAGCCGACAGAAATAAAAGGAGATAATAGCGAGATTTATAATTATTTGTTTAATAAATTAAAAAATTCGTAATACAATGAACGAAGAAATCAAAAAGGAATTAGACCAAATCGGAGATTTAGTTGATTCCAAAATTGAAAAAGCAATGAATGCTGCTGAAGATAATGCGAAAGGTGAAATAGAAGAATCACTAAAAAGTGAGATTTCTAACTTATCTAACGAGTATCTTGAGAAGCACGAAGCTATGCAAAAAAGAATGGACACTATCGAAATCGAAGCTAAAAAAAATGCTATTGATAGTAAGCCAATGACATTTAAAGGTGCTTTAAAAGAAGCAGTTGATGGTGGTGCAATCGAGGGGCTTAAAAAAGGTCAAACGAGAGCAGCTTCATTCGAGGTAAAAGCCGATATGACAACTGGTGCAGATTTTACTGGAGAAGTAATTGCTGCAACAAGAGTACCTGGTATAAAGTATGATCCTGCAAATGCAGTTCATGTTAGATCTATTGTACCTGTTGGAACTACAAACTCTGACACAATTAGATATATAACTGAAAGTGCATATACACAAGGTGCTGCTGCAACTTCAGAGGGAAGTGCTTTAGGTCAAACTGACTTTAACTTAACTGCATCAACTGCGAATGTAGAGTTAATTGGTACATATTTAAGAATTAGTAAGCAAATGTTAGATGACACAGAGCAACTAACTTCTTATATTTCTGCAAGAGTACCAAGCAAACTTATGGCAGTAGAAGATGACCAGTTATTAGGTGGTAATGGTGTTGCACCAAACTTAGAGGGATTAAGAAATTCAGCTACAGAATGGAGTACAAGTGCATCAGGTTTTGGTGCTTCTGACTTCGCAACTCCTCAACAATTTGATGTATTAATTACTGCACTTAACCAAGTTGCTAAATTTAATTATACTTCAGATGGTATTTTATTACACCCAACTGATTTCCACAAAATCTTATCTCTTAAAGATTCTGACAACAGATATTTGAAAGACCAAGTTTATCAAGGACTTCAGCCAACATTTATGGGTGTACCTGTTAGATTATCAACTGCTATGGCAGAGGGAGAATTTATCGTAGGAAACTTTAGCCAAGCTGCACAGATTTGGCAAAGAGAAAATGTAAGTGTCGAGTTCTTTGAGCAAGATTCTGATAACGTTCAAAAGAACTTTATCACAGTAAGAGTTCAAGAGAGAATAGCTATGACTACTTACTTACCAAATGCTCTATGTAGAGGATCATTCGCAACTGTGATTGCTGCTCTATAATCATTTGTGATTATTTTATAAAGGGGGTTTCGTACCCCCTTTTTTTATACCCTAATGTTAAATTATCATTAAAAATTATCTTTATTATTAAAAAAAATTTGGTATTTTAAAAAAGATTTGTAATTTTGTTTTCAAATACAACAATTATGAAAAAAGAAATACTTGAATTATTATTATATGCTTTAGTAGGTACAGGTATATTTATTTGTATGATACTATTTGCAGATATATTAAAAATGTTTTTGTTATGATAAAAGCAACAAAAAAAGAAATCAACATGCCAGTAGATGTTAAGCTACAAAAGAGAATTATAAAATATATTGTTTGGGGTTTACCTCAATTTACATTTTGGGCAATTCTATTTATTAACTTTTTATTTTGGTTATTTAGATAATGGCAAAGAAAATAGCACCAAAAATAATGAGTTTAGTGGCTCAACATATTGATAAAGAAAAAATATCTTCTGATGATCTACACTTCATATTAGAGAAATCTTATTTGATAGAAGATAGAATAGAAAAGAGTAACGAAAGAAATACTTTAGTTAATTAGTTTTTTTCATATAATTAAGTTGTTTTGAAGTGGTTAATTTAGGTTAGCCACTTTTTTTTTAACTTTATGGTATGGATAGCAATGCAGTAGGTTGTATTGCCGAATATCAATTTGGTATTGAATGTCTTAAACGAGATATAATAGTTTCCTATCCCCTAATTCATTCCTCCCTTTATGATTGCATAGCTGACACAGGGAATAATATTTATCGCATACAGATAAAATCTACTTTACAAGATTATAGAAAACATAGAAAAACAATTCATATAGCTTGGCATCACCCTTACGAGAAAAAAGATGTAGATTACTTTGCAATATGGGTTGATAAGTTTCAAGGCTTTTTTATATTTAAAAATGATGGTAAAAGAATGTCAGTAAGGTTAAGCCTTACAAATGATAATTCAAAATATTTTAATAACTTTGACTTTAAATAGTTTTTTCTTTCTTTATTCTTTTCAAAATGCACTATAAATTTTATGGTGCATTTTTTTTGTATTTTTGTTTTAAATAATAATTATGTTAATAGACATTTTAAGATTTTTTGGTTTAAATGAGAATCAAAATAAAAACACAAAAGAAACAAAGGAATTGAAACAAGCATATAGGCGAAAAACAAAAAAATTGAAATAATGAAATATTATAGTAATCCTTTAAATCGTTTTCATACACAAATTAAAATAACTGCTACAACAGGATCAGAGATTATTAATACTGCTACTGCAAAATCTTATATGAGAGTTGATACATCTGCTGATGATACTTTGATTGGTCAAATGATTACACAAGCAAGGATTATTATCGAGAATTATATTACAAAAGATATTGTTGCAAAAACAAGAAAACTATATTTAGCAACAGTTGATGAAAGATTTGTTTTGCCATTTTCTCCTATAGCTTCTATTCAATCAATTACAGTTGATGGAACTGCAACGACTGCTTATACAAGTTATGGTCTTGATGATACAATAGTAGAGTTAGAGAGTTTACCAGCAGAAGAAGTTATTGTAAGCTACACAACTTCAGGTTTAAGTGATAGTTTTTTAATACAAGCTAACTTACAACTTGTATCTACACTTTATGATAATAGAGCAGATTTTGTAATTGGTAATATTGTAAGTGATATACCTACTGATGTAAAAAGTATTTTAAGTTCTTATAAAACAATGTTTATATAATGAATCCAGGTAAATTAGATAAAAGAGTTTTAGTCAAAAGACAAAGTAAAACTGCTGATGGTTTTGGTGGGTTTACTTCATCACTTTCAACTCAAACAACAATTTGGGCGAGTGTGAATTATACAGATGGTGATATAACAACAAAAAATGGTAAAAGAGATAGGAATTTAGTTATTGAACTTATAGTACGAAAAAAAACTGCTGATAATATTGCAACGACAGATCTGCTTGAAATAGAAAATGTAAGTGGTCAATTTCAAATAAATAGTATGTTTGATAGTAATTACAAATATTTTACATCTATAACGGCAACAAAAAGAGATTAATGGAAATAAGAGTTAATAAATCTGATCTTCGCAAAATCGATAGGTTGTTTAGTAAACTTGAAAAAGTTAGTGAGAGAGATGCAGATATTATTATAGATAAAAATGGTTTAAGTATTGTTAGAGAAATCAAAAGACCACCAATACCAGTTGATACTGGTAATTTAAGAAACAATGTTGTGTATAATGCAAGAGAAAAAGCAATAGAATCAAAAGCACCATATTCAGGTTTTCTTGAATTTGGTACAAAGTTTCAAAAGGCACAACCATATTTCTTTAGTAAGATAAACACAGGTATAAAAAAATTAGTTTTAGATTTAAATAATGCGATTACAAGGGCTTTAAGATGAAAGAACCAATAAGATATATAAGACAAAAGATATTTACTCTATTAAACGGAAACGTTAGTTATGGAGGATCTAATGTGCCAGTTTACAATCGTGTTCCATCAACACAAAGTGAACCATACATAATTATCTATTCAGTTGATACTGCACAAACAAATCAAAACCAAAGTGATTTTATTGTAGAATGTATAACAAGAATAGAAGTTGTAACTGCATTTTTTTCAGATGATGGTGGTGAACTGCAAGTAAACGATATTGTAGAATCTATATTAGAATTAATAAAAACTTCTACAACTGATTTCTTTGATTTAACTTCTAACAACTTTAATGTTTTTACATCTAATGTAAATGGCATAGCATATAGTGAAGAAAATGATGATGAGAAAACTTATTACAGAGCAATCATAGATATTGCAAACAGAGTTCAACAAAATTAAATAAAATGACAAAGTCAAAAAAATTTAGCAAACATATAACTTGGAAAGAAGCAACAGGTTCAGCAACTGCCAAAAAATTAGAAATAGACAACACTCCAAATGATGAGCAATTAAATAATATGCAAGATCTTGCAGAAGATTTATTTGAACCATTAAGAGAGAGGGTGGGTGAACCAATATTAATTAATAGTTTTTTTAGATGCGAAGAATTAAATAAAGCTATTTCAGGTTCAGCTACAACTTCACAACATATACAAGGTTGTGCTATTGATCTTGATGCTACAAAGATTTCTAATTGTGAATTATTTTATATCATTAAAAATGAATTTGAATTTGATAAGCTAATATGGGAGTTAGGAGATGACAACAATCCTGCTTGGATTCACGTTAGTTATGTTAAAGGTAAAAATCGTGGTCTTGTATATCAAGCAAAAAGAAAATCTGGTAAAGGTTTTACTACATACCATATATTTAATTTAGACCAAGTAGAAGATGAGTAAGCAAAAAAAGAAATTAAAAGATACTGCAGTAGGTAAGTTTTTATCAGGTGCAGGTTCTTCTATTGTAGATTCATTAGGAGATGTTCTTCCTGACAAAGGTGTTTTTGGGCTTGTAAAAAACCTTATAAAAAAAGATCCAGTATTGCCACCAGAAGATAAAGAAAAGGCATTAGCACTTTTAAATCAAGACACAATAGAAATGCAAGAAGTATCTAAAAGATGGGCAAGTGATATGCAAAGTGATTCTTGGCTATCTAAAAACACAAGACCAATGGCTTTAATATTTCTTACAGTTTCAATGGTGTTGTTAATATTTGTTGATTCAAGTGGTATTGAATTTAGTGTTGATAGTGGTTGGATTGATCTTTTAAAAAGTTTACTTATTACCGTCTATGTAGCTTACTTTGGTTCAAGAGGTGCAGAGAAGTTTAAAAGCATAAGTAAATAATGGCAAAAATTAGGCGACCAAAATTATTTGCTAAAGTAGATAAACCAAAAAAAAAGCGACCTGGAGTGCATTCAAAAAATGCAAGTAGAAGTCAATCAGCTTATAAAAAAAAATACAGAGGACAAGGTAGAAAACATTAATTATTAATTTAGTATTTTTGTATTAAAATTAATAATAATGGCAACAGATTTATATTTCACAGGTGATTTTCAAAATGCTGCCTTTGGACACAAAGGTTTAAGAATTTTAGGTGCAGGGGAAAGTTCAGCAGGTTCAGAGAAATTTTTAGCAATTCAAGTAGTTGCAGATGCACAAGTTGATTTTACAAGTGCAGCAAGTGCAGGTGATACTACAATTACTAATTTAGAATTAGAAGCAGGTTTTATTATTTATGGTAATTTGACTTCTATAACAGTTGATAGTGGAAAAATAGTAGCTTATTTACAATGATAGGATTATTAAATACATTAGCAACTGTATCACAAAAATTAAAATCTCACGTTGAGAAATATTGGAATGAATGGTTTGTAAATTGGGAAAGCGAAAATACAGATTGGGATAAAGCACAATAAATTAAAATAATATGGCAAGTTTAACAGGTAATAAAATAAAAGATACTTATACATCACTACTTAAAGTTGGTGATAATGGTGCAATAGACAGTTCAGCACAAGCACTTACAGATGGTGCAGGAAATTCTCTTGGACTTACATTAACAAATGCAGGTGTTATTGTTTCATCAACAAATGGAACTTTAATAGGTACATCTGATACAAATGTAGTTGGTGCTTCACTTTTAAATATTAGTGGTAATGGTACTGCAGGTCAATTAATTCAATCAGATGGTGATGGATCATTTAGTTATACAGATGCTGCAAGTGGAGATATTACTGGAGTAACGGCAGGAGATGGATTGTCAGGTGGAGGTTCGAGTGGTGCAGTAACTTTAAGCTTAGATTCATCAACTCCTAATTCTTTTACTGCAGGAGGTAATGGTTCTTCTGGAGGTGTAACATTAGCAGATGGTGATGTTCAAGTAAGAACTGGTACAGGTAGTGTAGCGAAAATTAAAATGTATTGTGAAAGTTCTAATGCACATTTTCAAACAATACAAGCAGCACCTCATAGTGCAGCAAGTTCAGCAGTATTAACTTTACCTACTGCAACAGGTACTCTTGTAGCAACAGGAGATACATCAAGTGTATCGTTAGGAATGTTAGCAGCTAATTTTAAATCAATCGTTGCACTTTCAGGAACAGAGGTTAATTGGGCAAATGGACAAGTTTTTACAAAAACATTATCAGGCAACACTACATTAACATTTACAGGTGTTCAAACAGGTATGCAAATTAATTTAGTAATAAGTGGTAATTATACTTTAACTTTACCATCAAGTGTTAAAGAATTAACAAATGCTTCTACTTATGATGGAAGTGGGGAAAATTTAATATCAATAGTATCAACAAATGGTGCGACTGAACAATTCGCAACAATCAATAAAGTAGCATAATATGAAAGCAGTAAATAACAACGGAGAAATTACTTTTTATCAGTCAGTACCAAATTCATTTAGGTCATCAACAGGATTACATTATAATGTTCAAAATTGGTCTGAACAAGATATGAAAGACAATGGATTGTTTGATGTAATTATAGAAGATGGTTTTGATAGTAGAATACACGATTTAGGTGAGATCTATTGGGATACAGAAGCTACTGTATTTAGAAAAGATAAGATTAATAAAACTTGGTCGCAATCATTAACAGATTTAAAAGCACAACAAATTAACAATTTTAAAAGTCAAATTGGGAGTAAACTTGCTGAAACAGATTGGTATATAATTAGAAATGCAGATAGTGGTGCAGAAGTACCATCTGAAATTACAGATGCAAGAGCAGCATTAAGAACTCAATCTGACACAGTAGAAAATGAAATCAATGCTAAAACTACTAAAGCAGCAGTTATGAGTTATGATTTCCCAAACATTGACTAATGGCAGTAAACAAAAGACTTATAGGTGCAGGTGCTACAGGAAGTTCTGCATTAGTACCGAGTGATAATTTTAAAGTAATAAAATACACAGGTACTGGTGCTTCTCGTTCAGTTTCAGTCGGATTTCAACCTGATTTTGTTTGGATTAAACATATAGGTGGAACAGGTTCACATTCGTGGACAGATTCTTCAAGAGGTAACAATTTAGTTTTACAATCAAATGAAACTTCAACAGAAGCAAGTGGTCAAATAACTTTAGATAGTGATGGATTTACAATTGGTAATGATAATGCTTTAAGAAATACTAATGGAGAGGAATATGTAGCTTGGTGTTGGAAAGCAAACGGAGGAACTACAAGCAGCAATTCTGATGGCAGTATTACATCAACAGTACAAGCTAATGCAGATTTAGGATTTAGCATAGTTCTTTATCAGGGAACTCAATCAAGTGCTACTGTCGGACATGGTTTAGGAATTGCGCCAAAATTAGTAATTACAAAATCGAGAGGTACTGCTCAAGGGTGGCCGACTTTAATTGTTGGTTCAGATGGAACTGTATATGGTGGTACCAGATTAAATGAATCAAATGCTAACAGTTCAGGTAATGGTACAGGTTTCTTTCAAAATGCTGCACCTACAACAAGTGTTTTTTCATTAGGTGCAAGTGATGAAAGTAATCCAAATGGAACGAATACAATTGCATATTGTTTCGCAGATGTTGATGGTTATCAAAAAATTGGTTCATATACAGGAACAGGAAGTGCAAGTGATAGACCTATTATTGAAACAGGATTTGAACCTGCTTTTGTAATGATAAAAAATGTAAGTTCTACGGGTTCTTGGATGATACACGATAATGCAAGAAACACAACAAACCCAAGAGATAAATATTTAAGAGCAGATGCAAATAATGCAGAGGGATCTGCTGCTGAATTTGGATTAGATTTTTTGAGTAATGGTTTTCAAATAGGACCAACAACTAATTATCATTGGAACACAAGTGGTAATACATATATTTATTTGGCAGTAGCTGCAGATCCTGACACAGAAGCACCAACACTTGCAAGTAGTTTTAATGCGGAACTTTATACAGGTAATGCAACTAATAATAATGTAAATATAGGTTTTGATTCAGGTTTAACTTGGATTAAAAATAGAACAGATGCAGGTTCTTATCATATTTTATTTGATGTAGTTAGAGGTTTAAATCAAGTAATCCATTCAGGTCGTGACCAGGCACAGCAAGGAAGTAGTAATAATTTTAGTTATGAGAATGGTGTTTTATCGTTTGATGGTTCAACAACTTGGGGAAATAAATTAGCAAGTGATTATGTCGCCTGGAATTGGAAAGCTAATGATAATGAACCTACGATTTTACCTAATACAGAATTATCATCTTTAATATCTAAATATAAATTTGAAGATAATGCAAATGACAGTTATGGAAACAACAATGGAACTGCTTCTAATTTATCTTATGTTTCAGGGAAGTTTGGTAATGCAGCAGATTTTAATGGAACAAGTAGTAAAATATTATATCCACAAGCTGCACCTTTTAATGATTCTAATACTATTTTAGCAATTAGTGTTTGGGTTAAACTTGATGCTGCTTCAGATGAGTTTGTGGTAATGAGTGCATCTTCAACATCTGACCAAAGTGATTATGGTCTTTTAATTGTTGGTGGGAATAGACCAGGTAGAGTGTTTTTAAGTGATGCACCAAGTAATGCTAATGAATATCAAGCAACTTTTGGTTCAAGTAATAATACAAATTGGAATCATTATGTATGGCAATTGAGTGCAAGTGGTGGAATTGAATTATGGTATAATGGCACAAAACAAACGAGAACAACATTAGTTTCGAGTGGTTCTATGGATGAAACAAAATGGTTTGGTGATCTAACTTATGCAACAAGTGTTCAATGGGCAACTGGTATTAACAGAGTTGTAACAACTGCATATTCTGATGGTTCAATCGATCAAATGAGATTATTTAATGCTGAATTAACATCTTCTGAAATAAGTGATTTATACAATGAAGGTCTTGAAGCATTAGTTAGTGCAAATGCTAATGCAGGATTTAGTATAGTTAAATTTGATGGTGGTGGTTCTGTAAATAATGTACCACATGGATTATCAGCTGCACCTGAAATGATTTTATACAAAAGATTAGATTCAGCAGGTGATTGGCAGGTTTATCATATATCTATTGGTAATGGTAATAAATTAACTTTAAATTCTTCTGCTGCATCTTCAAGTACTTCAAGATTTAATAGTACAAGTCCTACTGCAACAAATTTTACATTTAACAGTTCAAGTTATACAGGTAATATAATTGCCTATTGTTTTCATTCTGTTACAGGATACAGCAAGTTTGGAAGTTATGCAGGTAATGGAAGCACTAATGCTATAACAACAGGATTTAAACCTGACTTTGTATTTATCAAAGTTTACGACAATACTGATCAATGGGTTATAATAGATAGTCGTAGAGGTGGCACAAAAATATTACAACCAAATTTAAATGCTGCTGAAAGTACAGAATCAGGTGTAAATGTAAGTTTTACATCAACAGGATTTACACACACAGGTAGTGGTGGTGGAATTGGTCAAGTAAATTCAAGTGGAAGTAATTATATATATTGGGCAGTAGCTAAAAATGTACCAAGCAATACAACTCTTGCAGATAGCTTTAATGTAACACGATATAGTGGAAATGGTGGAACAAAATCGATTACAGGTCTTGGTTTTAGACCTGACTTTTTGTGGATAAAAAACAGAACATCATCTGCACAGGGGCATATAATTCAAGACACTTTAAGAGCTGCAGGTTCTACTAAAGTTTTATTTACTTCAGAAAGTTCAGCAGAGGGTACTTATGGTCAATATGGTCATACATCTACTTTTGATTCTGATGGATTTACTGTTGTAAATGGTTCAGGAGAACACACAAATACTTCTGCGGAAAATTATGTTGCCTGGTGTTGGAAAGCAGGTAATAATTGGGAATCTAATTTAGATGGTTCAATTCCAAGTGTGGTAAATGCAAATACTGCAAATGGATTCAGTATAATTAAATATACAGGTACATCTGCAAGTAGCCAATCAGTTGGACACGGTTTAAATTCTACTCCTGAACTTGTAATGATTAAAAATTTAGATGCTTCAGAGGGTTGGATTGTTTGGGCGACAGGTTTTGGAACATCAAATTGGTTAGAATTAAATTCAAATGTAGCTTATAATCAAGATAATGCAGGTTGGGGTGGTACACACAGTTCTACAGTTGTAAACTTACAGAATGGTGGTGCAGCTCGTTCAAGTGCTAATGGAGTAGATTACATAGCTTATTGTTGGCATTCAGTATCAGGGTTTAGCAAGATTGGATTTTAACAAAAAGATATGACACAACAGATAACTGGAGAATGTATGATAGTGTAAGACAAAATGCACAACCATTTGATGAAATATTGTATCCGAATTTAGGAAATGCAGAAGAAGATAACGATACTTTTGTTACAGGCACAACATCTACAGGTTTTACATTAGGTTCAGGAAATGGTTCTAATGCATCAGGGGGAAGTTATTTATATATGGCATTAAAACAAAATGCTACATTGAGCACAGAAAAAGCAAAAAGTTTTAATGTAACTACATATACTGGGAATGGTAGTACAAATAGTATTACAGGGGTAGGATTTAGACCTGACTTTGTATGGTTAAAAGATAGAGATAGCACTAATTGGCATACACTTTTTGATAATGTTAGAGGTCCTGCTGCCAGAATTCATTCAAATTCAAGTAATGCACAAGATATGACAGGTACAACCTCATTAACTTCATTTGATTCTGATGGATTTAGTTTAGGAAGTAATGCTAATGAAAATACAAACACAAATGATTATGTAGCTTGGTCGTGGAAAGCAGGTAATAACTGGGTAAACAATAATGATGGTAGTGTTTCTTCTATTGTTAATTATAATACAGGTAATAAATTTTCAATAGTTCGTTATACAGGAACAGGTTCAGCTACAACCGTAGGACATGGACTTGGAACTTCACCAACTTTTATTATTGGAAAAACATTAAACAGTTCAGCTAAATGGAGAGTATATCATTCAGGCTTAGGTGGTGCGGCTAATTATCTTAATTTAAATGATACTTTTGCTAAAGGTACATCTTCAAATGTTTGGAATAGTACTGCACCAACATCATCTGTATTTAGTGTTGGATCTGACCTGTCGCCAAACGGTGAAAGTATGATAGCTTATGTCTGGGCAGATTGTGATGGTTTAAGTAAGTTTGGAACCTATACAGGTAATGGTTCTTCATCAGGAACAGTTGTTGAACCTGGATTTTCACCAGATTTCATTATAGTAAGAAGACATGATGGTACAAGTGATTGGGGTATGTTTGATAGTAGTAGAAGTGGATCCTATTATCAAAAAGGTTTAAAAGCAAATACTAATGATTCTGAATTTGCAGAAACAAATATTAATAGTTTTTGTGAATTTTTAGCTGTAGGTCATGGTGATGCAGCTAATGGTGGTTTTAGGTTTAGAGATAGTGGTTCGCAATATAATGTGTCAAGCGCAAGTTATATATATATAGCATTTAAAATAAATTAATTATGGCAGATTTAGATATAGAAGATATTAAAAAAAAGAAGTTTAACATAAGTATAGAAAACTTGGTTACAATAGGTATGGTTATTGTAACTGCTACTGGTATGTGGTACTCGCTTCAAGGAGAAATAGAAGAAGCTAAATTATTGCCAGAACCAGAAGTTTCAAGAACAGAGTATGATTTAAAAGACCAACTTGTCAGAGAAACTATTATATCTACACAAAAGAAAGTAGAAGAAATAGATGAAACTGTTAAAAAGATTGATGATAAACTTTTTGAAATAATAAAAAAATGAGATTTATAGTATTAGCATTATTGATTAGTTGTTTTAGTTATGGTCAAGATATAACTACAGTACATTTTAATTATAAGTGGAACGAAAGAAACTCTTATAAAGGTTTAGATAAATTAAGAAACTCTAAAGTACAATATGCTTTTGTAGAGGACCAAAGTGATAATATAAAGAAATCAATAAAAAGTGTTCCAACAATCGTTATATATAACGATTCAAAGCCGATAGCTAAATTTGAAGCAGGATTAACAATGGAAATAACAGTAAGATTAGATAGCATACAGGCTATTATAAATAAATATAAAAGATAATGCAAGGATTTGAACCAACATTTTTAGGAGTAGCAGTATATGTAATAACAATATCACAAATTAATGCAGTACTTCAAGGACTTCTAATAATTGCAACATTGGTCTATACAATTATAAAAATATATCAACTTTTAAAAAACAAATAATATGGCAAAAATATTCGAATATATAGCACAAAAACTAAGAAACTTCAATCATTGGTTTGCTACTGGTTGGAACAAAATCATCAAAAAATTATTAATCAAAATTTAATTATATTTGTAGTATAAAAATTATAAGTTATGGCAAGTACAGTATT